TTACTTAAAGATGATATACGAGGTATAACCACAAGCTCTGCAAGGAGAGAAACACCTAGTCAAGTATTCGGAATTAGCACACCTGGGCCTGTAGATAAAAAAGGTAAAAAAGGAAAATTAGGTAAACGAGAACATAAAATTGTTGATGCATTTGTTAGTAAACTAGGTGGTTCTAGTTTTGTAATGGATGACGGTGATGATAAGTTTATACGTAAAAAATCTCCTAGCGAAGGTCCTCCAGAGTATGCAGCAGTTGAGCAAGGAGAAAGAGGAGATGTAACTAGACCGCATAACGAACTTGTGCGCCTACGAACTAGAACAGGTCATCAAATTGTATTACACAATTCAGAAGATTTAATTTACATTGGTAATGCTAAAGGCACTGCTTGGATAGAGTTAACTAGCGACGGCAAAATTGACATTTATGCTGAGGATAGTATCAGTGTTCATAGTAAACAAGATTTAAACTTCTATGCAGATAGAGATATTAATTTGCAAGCAGGAAGAAATTTTAACACAAAAGTAGCAGGGGAAATGCATACACATGTAAATGCTAATCAGATATTGATTGTAGATGCAGATCAAAAAATTCATGTAAAGAAGAATGCAGATAGCACAGTTATAGGTAATGTTAAACAAAAAATTAACGGAAACTTTGACTTGAACACAACCGGTTATAATTATCAAACGTCAGGCGGAGCAAATCATACTAGAGCAAGAGCTATTGTAGAGACTGCTGGCAGAATTGATATGAATGGTCCAGCAGCAGCTACGGCAGCTACAGCCGAAATACCTAAACAGTTAAAAACACATCAATTACCTACTGACACTGGTAGTATTAGTAATTTGATTATGAGAAGACTGCCAACCCATGAACCTTATCCACAACACGAAAATCTAGACCCGCTGTTAGTCAAAGCTTCAAAAACCGATAGGGATGTAGATGGAAGATACGAAGGACAAAGTGCAAGTTTAAAAGATGCAGCTTCGTATTGGAAAAAATATACTACTTCTACAGATACTTTTGAAAAGTTGCGCTCTGCTAGTTCGCTGCCCGGTGTACAAAACACCGGCGGTTTTACAATCTAACAATTAATTAAAATTATGACATCCAATACAAGACTATATGATAAGATTGTTTTAAAGGGTAACAATCAAAGCCAAAAAATACCAGGGTCTAAAACCTATAAAGGGTTTAGTAGTGTTAGTATGGATGCTAACAGTTATGCTTTATATGATATTCCTTTAATAAAACAAGATATTTTAAATCATTTTTATATAAGACAAGGGGAAAGATTAGAACAACCAGAGTTTGGTACGATTATATGGGATGTCCTATTTGAGCCTTTGACAGATGATTTGAAACAGCTTATCAAACAAAATGTTGAAACTATTGTAAATTATGACCCGCGAGTTCAAGCAGACGAAGTGATAGTAACTTCTTATGAAAGTGGAATTCAGATAGAATGTGTTTTAACTTATCTTCCTTATAACATTAGTGAAGTCCTACAGCTAAGATTCGACCAAGCAAACAGCATCTTTAATTAACTACGCACATTTCAAAATACGCTAAATATCAGATACAGAGGAATAGCGTATGTCAGCAACCGATAGACAAAACAGATTATTAGTAGCAGAAGACTGGAAACGAATTTACCAAACTTTTCGTAATGCGGATTTCCAAAGTTATGACTTTGAAAATCTTCGTAGGGTAATGATTTCTTATATTAGAGAAAATTATCCCGAAGATTTTAATGATTACATTGAATCTAGCGAATTTCTAGCACTTATTGACTTGATTGCATATCTTGGACAAAGTATTAGTTTTCGAACAGATTTAAATGCAAGGGACAACTTTTTAGAATTAGCAGAGCGTAGGGAAAGTGTGCTAAGATTAGCCAGATTATTGGGCTATAATACAAAAAGAAATATATGCGCTAGCGGTCTTTTAAAGTTTAGTACTATCTCTACTACTGAAAATATATTCGATAGTAACGGAAGAAATTTAAGCGGACAAGTTGTAGGATGGAACGATTTAGCTAATCCAAACTGGTACGATCAATTTATCAGGGTGCTAAACGCATCCCTACCAACTTCTGCTCAATTTGGAAAAGCTGTTGATAAGAAAGAAGTATACAGTATTCCTACAGAGCAATATAGATTCCAAAGTGCAAATATTGATGTGCCGGTTTATAGTTTTTCTAAAGCAGTCGATGGTCGAAATATGATTTTTGAAATAGTATCTACTACTTTCAAAGATAGTGAAGAAATTTACGAAGAAGCTCCTGCACTAGGTAATAAATTGGCATTTGTATACAGAAATGACGGCAAAGGTAATGCTAGTCAAAATACAGGTTTCTTCATGCATTTCAGACAAGGAGTGTTAAATCAAGGTACATTCGAAATCACGCAACCAAGTACTAATGAAACTATAGATGTTGATGCGGTTAACATTAATAACTCTGATATTTGGTTATATAGACTAGATCAAAATGGAGCAGAATCAGAATATTGGAAAAAAGTTCCTAGTTTAGAAGGAAATAATATTATCTATAATAGTTTGAATAAATCTATTCGTAATATTTACGGAGTTACTACACGAGCAGGGGATCGTACAAGTTTAGTGTTTAGCGACGGCACATTTGGTAATTTACCTTTAGGCAGTTTTAGAACATACTATCGTGTGAGTAATGGCCTAAGTTATACAATTAATCCTAGAGACATTAGAAATGTTAGCGTGGATGTACCTTATTTTTCTAATTCTGGACAATTAGAAACACTTACAGTTACAATGAATTTGCAGTATTCCATTACGAATGCTAGCGAAACTGAAAGTAATGACAGTATTAAAGCTAATGCACCTGCTACGTATTATACACAGAATAGAATGATTACTGCTGAAGATTATAATATTAGTCCGTTAGGAGTAAATCAAGAAATTGTAAAAGTTAAAGCAGTTAATCGAAGTGCTAGTGGTATTAGTCGTTATTTTGATTTAGTTGATCCTACTGGAAAATATAGTAAGACTAATTTGTTTGCAGATGACGGAATATTATACAGAGAGGAATATACTGAATTTTTTAAATTTAGTTATAATACAAGAACAGATGTAGAAGGTATCGTATATAACCAGCTTTTATCTTTATTAGAAACGATTCCATTAAGAGACTACTATTATTCTAAATTTTTTAAAATTCTTGTTCTTAGTTTAAACATTGCATGGTATTCAAAATCGCAAGACACAAATCAGTCAACTGGTTATGTTGGTGATACAGAATTAGCATTTACTTATAAACTAGGCGATTATACAAACACGCTATTAAGATTTATAACTACTGGTGCATTAGTAGAATTTAGAGCACCGTCAGGCTATTATTTTGACAAAAATGATAACAATGCTTTAAAGCCAGGTCTACCTATATTTCCTAATACAACAACTTCGTTGTGGACTAAAATTGTTAGTGTAGCAGGCGATGGCACAAGTAATAATACCGGTGAGTTAACTGATGGATCTGGACCTGTTATATTAAATGATGTTGTACCAACTGGTGCAATTTTATTTCAGTTAATTCCTTCTTGGAGAACTTTTTTAGATGCTAGTACATCGAGTACAGTTATTGATTTGATTTTTTCAAACAAGCCGTTTGGTCTTCGTTATGATATTGAAACTAGATCGTGGAAAATTGTGTTTGAACCTAATTTAAATCTAAAAGAAAATTTTAGTTTAGGTAAGCAAGGAGACAACAGTAATCAGCAGCTTGATTCAAGTTGGTTAATTTTATTTACTACTGACACTGAATCATACACTGTTACTAGTAGACTACTTAGATATATTTTTGAAAGTGATCTGCAAGTAAGATTTTATTTCGATGCAAGTGATAAAATTTACGATACTAGAAGTAATACTATTGTAAAAGATAAAATTAAAGTTTTAAGCATCAATACAGACTTAGCTAGTAGTTCAGATAGTACTTATGGATCGAATCCTTTTACTTTTGATAGAGAGTGGGAAATAACAGAAGAATTTAGAGGAATTGATGGCTATGTTGATACTAAAAAAATTCAAATAACATTTAGTGATTCAGACGACGACGGTGTAGTTGATAACCCTTTAATATTTGATGATATTGTTGTTCCTTCAGTAGATCCAACATCAAGATTTGTTGTATTAGAAAAATATGAAATTACTCAAGGACAAGAGGACTATCGCTGGATCTCTAATAAAAATACTACTGTTATTATATTAGAATCTGAAAGTTCTATCAATTTAAGTTTATACAACGATCTACAATATTTTTATTTTGTTGACACAAATGTTGTCAAACAATACGATAAAACACAAAATGTTCTTAATGTGAGTTTAGATTATCATGTATATGTTGGAAGAGATAATTTAAAATTTCAGTATATTCATAATGCTGATTACGAATCTAGAATAGATCCAGGTGTTACTAACATTATGGACGTATATATATTGACTAAAAGATATGATCAAACTTTTAGACAATGGTTAAATGGAACGTTAACTCAAGAACCGTTACCGCCAAGTTCCGATAACTTGTATAACTTATTAAGCCCAGCATTAAACAACATTAAATCAGTAAGTGATGAAATTATCTATCATCCGGTAAAATACAAAATATTATTCGGAGAAAAAGCCACGCAAGATTTACAAGCAACATTTAAGATTGTTAAGAACAGTGATCTTGTAATAACAGATAACGATGCTAAAGCAAACGTTCTTAGTGCAATTAATGAATTTTTTGCTTTAGAAAATTGGGATTTTGGAGATAATTTTTATTTTTCAGAACTTGCTGCTTATGTAATGAATAGGCTAAGTCCATATATAGTAAATTTTGTTATTGTGCCTAAGAAAGCCGCAATCAATTTTGGAGGCTTGTATGAAATTAGATCAGAAAAAGATCAAATTTTTATAAATGGTGCAACTGTGGACGATATAGAAATTATTAGTACAATTACTGCAAGTAAATTGAAAGCAGCTGGTGCAATTACAGCTAGTTCGACTATAGCAGGACAGCAAATGATTACCAGTGCGGAGAATAATTAATGTCTGATATGAATCAAGAAGAACCAAGTCTACCATTAGACAATAATTCAACAAGGTCTTCTGTTGATCTTTTACCTAAATATTTCAGAACTTCTGGCAATAAAAAGTTTTTACAAGCTACTTTAGATCAACTTACACAGCCTGGTTCAGTAAAAAAAGTAAATGGTTACATTGGAAGACAGAATGCAAAAGCAGTTAAATCTGACGATATATTTGTAGAAGCATCTGATAAAACTAGACAAGATTATCAATTAGAGCCAACAGCTATCATTCAGGATGATTTTGAGAATGTTACTTTTTTTAAAGATTACATCGATCATATTAATCAAATCAAGGTATTTGGAGGTATTGTCGATAATCATGAGAAATTAAACAAACAAGAGTCTTACAGTTGGAATCCTTACATCGACTGGGATAAATTTGTTAATTTTCAAAATTATTACTGGTTACCCTATGGCCCTGATTCAGTTACAATTTACGGACAGCAAGAAGAAGTTATCAGTACTTATAGTATAGCATTAGTAGACGAAGGTGATAATTATGCGTTCTTGTTCAGCCCAGATGCGTTAACAAGAAATCCTACTTTAAGATTGTATAGAGGACAAACTTATTATTTTCAAGTAAACAGTCCTAATAATCCATTTAGTATAAAAACTTCAAGAACAACAGGAGATGTTGATAGATACACCAAAGGTGTAACGAATAATAATATTCAAAATGGCGTAATAACATTTACTATTCCCGACGATGCTCCTGACGTTTTGTTTTATGTTAGTGAAACTGATTTAAATGCAGGTGGTGTTTTCCATATTCTTGGAATTGAAGAAAATACATTTTTGGATCTAGATAAAGATTTATTAGGAAAGAAAACTTATACTTCTGCAAATAATATTCAAATTTCTAACGGAATGAAAATACGATTCGAAGGAAGATTGAATCCAGAGTCTTATGGACTAGGATCATATTATGTGGAAGGAGTAGGTACAGGCATTAAATTAATACCCGAATCTGAATTAGAAATTATCAGCACTTATACAGATTCTAAAGAATTATTATTTGATGACACAGGGTTTGATTTAGATCCATTCAGTACTGCCAGTGCGTTTCCATCTAATAAAGACTATATTACTATTAGTAGAGGTGCATTAGATCGTAATCCTTGGAGTAGATATAACAGATGGGTCCATCAAAACGTTATCGAAACTACTGCTATTGCAAATGGTAAAGTTCCAGTCTTTGATCAAGACGCAAGAGCAAAAAGACCAATTATTGAATTTAAATCCGATTTAAAACTTTATAACTTCGGACATAAAGCTAAACAAAATGTTGATGTAATTGATAGTTATACAAAGGATGTTTTCTCTACTATCGAAGGAAGTTTAGGGTACAATATTGACGGAGTCGACTTAACAGATGGCATGCGAGTATTATTTGTTGCCGATCAAGATAGATTAGTAAAAAATAAAATCTTTAAAGTTAATTTTATAAACGTAATCGTTCCTGCAAGACAAATATCGTTTAACGCCAAAACACAAGTTAATAAAAATACTGACGAGTTTACTTTTAATTCTCCTCACGCTCTAATTACAGGCGATAAAGTCATTTACTTAAATAACGGTAATACATCTATAAATGGATTAGAGAACAGACAAATTTATTATGTATTTGTAATAGATACATTAACAATTAAACTTTATGCCGATAAGATGTTAACAGTTCCGGTTGATATTTTTAATATCGGAAATGACATCGGTGAAAATATTCATAAATTTGAAATTTACATCGGGCAACGTAGACAAATTAATTTAACAGAAGAATCAGATACTGATCCGTTGACTAATGAAACAGTTCTTATAAATCAAGGAGTCAACAATCAAGGATATATGTATTGGTTTGATGGTAGCGAATGGAAATTCGGCCAGCAAAAGATAAACTTAAGCCAGCCCCCTTTATTTGATATTTTTGACGAAAATGGAATAAGTTATGGAAACACAACTGTTTATGATAGTAACACATTCAAAGGTAATAAATTATTCTCTTATAAAATAGCTGAAACAGGTCTAGTCGACCCTGCATTAAATTTTAGATTGTCATACAAAAATATCAATAATGTCGGGGATATCGTTTTTGAGTTTAATCTACTAAATGATAGTTTTGAGTATAAAGTATCTACAGATGTAAAAACAAAAAATACAGATATTGGATATTTGAAAAAAATTAATTCGTTAACAGAATTTGATTATGTAAATGGTTGGACAAAAACAGAAGTTTCTAATCTTCAACCAATAGTAAGAATTTTTAAGAATTCAGGGTTAGTTAATGATTTCCCCATTGACGTTTATGACGATCAGTCAAACTTAAATGATTTGACAATTAAAGTTTATGTCAATGGAACTCGTGTAGATGTTTCTTTATTTGAAATTCAAGAAGATGTAGTTAGAAAGTTTCTTCATCTAACTAAAAATGTTTTATTAACAGATGTTGTCACATTAAAGTGCTTTTCAAAGCAGAAGAAAAATCAAAATGGCCATTATGATGTTCCTTTAAATTTACAAAATAATCCGCTAAACGACAATTTAAATGAATTTACTTTAGGCGAAGTTATTGATCATGTCAATTCTATTATAGAAAATGTTACAGAATTTTCTGGAAGTTATCCAGGATCGAGCAATCTTCGTGATTTAGGAGAAGTTGCTGCTTATGGTACTAGATTTTTACAACATGCTGGACCATTAAATTTGGCACTGTATCATTTTGGACAAAAGAATTTTAATGTGTTCAAAGCACTAGAACAAGCCAGAAACGATTATGGAAAATTTAAACGCAGTTTTATAGTAGCTGCTAGTAATACTGGTATGGAGATGGACACAAAGTTCCATGTTGATTATGTTCTAGAGCAGATGAATAAGGATCATCCAAAAAATAATCCGTACTATTTGTCTGATATGTTTGCTTATTCTGCTACAAGTAAATTAGAATATATCATTGAAGACGCTAGAATTAAAATATATCCAATATCACAGGCATTTAATTTAAAAGCCATGAGTAATAAAGCTGTTTATGTGTACTTAAACGGTGAACATTTAATTAACGGCAGAGATTATATATTTGGCGATAATGTATTTGTAGAAATTTTGACAACTTTAGAAGTTGACGATGTGTTAGAATTTTACGAATATGAAACTACAGACGGCGCATTTTGCCCATCAACACCGACTAAGTTAGGTCTTTATCCTAAGTATGAACCGTCGAAGTACATCGACGATACGTATCTGACACCAACGGAAGTTATTCAAGGACACGATGGAAGTATCACCTTGGCATTCGGTGACTATCGTGATGATATGATATTAGAACTAGAAAAAAGAATCTATAATAATATTAAGACAGAATACGATTCTTCGATATTTGACATCTATGATTTCATTCCGGGTAATAGTAGAGAGACAGAATATACTAAGGAAGAATTTGAACAAGTATTAAGTAAGTTTTTCTACCAATGGACTACTTTAATTAACGAGGATTATACTCAACAAACCTATTGGGATAGATTAGAACCTTTTACATTTAATTACAGAGACAATTATACTCCAGAAGGAAAAAATATTCCAGCATTTTGGAGAGGAGTCTATGATTGGTTGTTAGATACAGATAGGCCTCATACACATCCTTGGGAATGTTTAGGATTTACAGTTAAGCCTGCATGGTGGGAAGAAACTTACGGACCAACACCGTATACTTCGGATAATAGAATTTTATGGGATGATATACGTCAAGGATTAATACGAATACCTAACAGACCTGTTGTAAAAATTGAAAAGTTTGCTAAGTCTATTTTACAGAATGGTTATCCTGTTGATAATCAGGGAAATTTAGTAAGTCCGTTATTAGCAAATTATGCACAAGGACCTTTGAAAGCAACAGCAGAAGGTTATTACGTTTTTGGAGATCAAGGGCCTGTTGAAACTGCATGGAGAAGATCTAGTTTCTTTGCCTTTAGTTTAATTCAGACTTTACTATTACTACAGCCTAATAAAGTTCTTTCTACTTGTTTTGATAGATCGCGGTCAGTAAGAAATTTAACAGGCCAATTAGTTTACAGCAAAACAAATCTTAGAATTAGATTAAAAGATATTGTAATACCAAGTACAACTAAATCTGTTAACAGAATTTATTCTTCTGGTTTAGTAAATTATATTGTTGATTATGTTAATACTGATATTACAACTTTATTAGACAATTATATTAATGACTTGGGCCGTCTAACAAATAAAATAGGTTCTAAATTAGGTTCCTTCACAACAAAAAATAAATTTAGATTACTATTAGATAGCAAATCACCTACAAGTACTGGTGGTGTTTTTGTCCCCGAAGAAAATTATAGTATCTTCCTAAACACATCTAGTGCAACTAAGAAAGTTGTGTATAGTGGAGTCATAATTACAAAGTATCCTGATGGATTTGAAATTAGGGGCTATGATTTAGATAATCCTTATTTTATCTATTATCCTTTTAGATTAAACTCTAGCGTAATTAGAGTCGGCGGAATTAGTGAAACTTTTATTGAGTGGTCTGAAAATAAAACTTATGTTTCAGGAAAGGTAGTCTATTATGGCGGACGATATTATAGAGTAAAAACTAATCATAATTCAGGAGACACATTCTCTGATGATTTTTATGCTAGATTAGCAGATCTTCCTCAAGTAGGAGGAGTAGAAGCTATTATTAGAAAAGGGTGGGATTATAATAATCCTCAGACTTTAGCTTACGGCACAAAATATACAACAATTCAAGAAGTAGCTGATTTTATTCAAGGCTATGGCGAACATCTTGTAAATCAAGGATTCGTATTTGATACATATAATTCAGAATTAAAAGCAGTAACAAATTGGAAAACTTCTTTAAGAGAATTTTTATTCTGGACTACACAAAATTGGAAGGAAGGTTCTGTATTAGCATTAAGTCCAGCAGCACAAAATTTAGTGTTTAGATCCGATCTTGAAGTAGTTAACGATATAAGAGATCCTTTTTACGGATATAAAATTTACAGAGTCGATGGACAGTTACTAGAGCCTACTTTTACTAATAGCCTAAGACAAGGTAATGAATTCAATATATCTATAGAAAACACTAATCATGGAATATATGGCGCAGTACTTTATACTGTACAAAAAGAACATGCATTAATTATAGATAACATTACATTATTCAACGATGTGATTTATGATTTAGCACCAGGTTATAGACAAGAACGAATTAAAACGTTAGGATATGTATCCTCAAAATGGAACGGTAGTTTTAATATTCCGGGATTTGTTTTCGATCAAGCTACGATATCTAATTGGGGAATATGGACAGATTATGATTTAGGTGATATTGTAAAGTATAAAGAGTTTTATTATAGTGCAAAAAAGTTTCTACCAGGAGTAGAAAAATTTGACTTTGATGACTGGTATAGATTAGAAGAAAAACCAACTAGTCGAATGTTACCTAACTGGGATTATAAAGCCGAACAGTTTACTGATTTTTATGATTTAGACACAGATAACTTTGATAGTGAGCAGCAGCGCCTTGCTCAGCATTTAATAGGTTATCAAAAGAGACAATATCTTGAAAATATTATTAAAGATGATGTTAGTCAATATAAGTTTTATCAAGGAATGATTGTTGAAAAAGGAACAAAAAATGTCTTCAGTAAATTATTTGACACGTTAAGTGCAGATGACCAAGATAGTTTAATATTGAACGAGGAATGGGCACTAAGAGTAGGAGATTTTGGAGCATCTAGTGCGTTCGAAGAAATTGAATTAAAATTAGACGAGAAATTATTTAAGTTAACTCCTCAACCATTTGAATTACTTGCAAACAATAATATAAATTTATTTGATTATGTTATTAGACAAGAGCCCAGCGACATCTATGTAAAACCTGTAGGGTATAATAATAATCCATGGCCATTAGGAAATGTAAAACAATATTTAAGATCTTGCGGATTTGTTAGATACGATGATGTACAATTAGCTATAGATAATATTGACGAATTATTAAATGTAGATGTTAATCAGTTTATCGAAGGCGACTATATTTGGTGTGCATTTGACACTAGTGCTAACAACTATTGGAATGTTTATCGTCTTACAAAGACAAGTATAAGTGTCGAAGATGTAAACTATGCAGATGGGCAGATATCCATAGTCTGTGAAAGAATTCCGAAAATCGTCCAAGGTCAAATTATTGGCATTAATCAAACTAAAGATCTAGATGGATTCTATAAAGTAATAGAAATCCAAGGAAGAACCATTAAGATTAATAAGGAAATTACTGAAGGAGAATATCAATTCTCAGATAGTACTCCAGTATTAATATACAAGCTAACCAGTAATAAAATTGATAGTATAAATTTTGCCAATGATTATCTCCCTGAAGAAATTAAATCAGGTGAGCTAATTTGGGTGAATGATATTGGAAATAATATTGCCGGAACTTATGAAAATCAAAAAGTTTTTGAAAGACTATTATTAGAAACTCCTGAAAAGAAAACTAATTTAAAATATGGTCTAAAAGTTTCGATGAGTAAAGACGGCACACTTGCCGCAGTTACTACAAGTGATAATAGGGTCTTTATTCTAAACAAATCGTCTTCAGAGAAGCGTTGGATTAACACAGATATTTTATCCCCCAGTCGCAATATTGCTAGTACAACTAATATTGGATTTGGATTAGAAACAGCGTTTAGCCCTGACGGTGAGTGGCTAGCAGTTGCATCACCAACTGCTAGTTTTGTAAAATCTGGTTACTCAGGTGAATTTTCCGGAGGTACTGCATATCAATTTGCAGATGTAGTTAGAGTGAAAAATACACACTGGTATGCAAAAACATTTATTGCAGGCGATAGTTCAGCGGATACATTCGATAATGATCCAACAAGTCCTACTTACGGACAAAAAATTTACGATGAATTTAGATTTAGACGTGATTGGACACCTGCATACTTACTCAATACGGATTTTTCTAAACCTGCTAGCTCGTTAGCTCAGCAAGGATATGTTAATATCTATAAAAAATACAGCGAGTCTAAGTATGCATTGGTTCATAGTTTTATTAGTCCTTACCCTAGTGCTAATGAACGGTTTGGCGAAACTATGAGCTTTGCAAAACAAGGTGACGGTTATGTATTAGCAATTAGTGCTCCTGGCTATGAGCTTGACACTGCAAGACAGAAAAGCAGGGGTCGTGTATATATGTTTAGATATGGTGCAACTGAAACAGATAGTACGGTTTCATTATGGAGGATGGACTACAATAGATATTATGTAGGTTCTTTCAGTTCTGACAATCAGTACTACCCAGGAGATATTGTTTTAAATCCTGAAGACTATCAGTTGTATCGTTGCCTAGCTTTTCAAGATCCTACTCCTATCGCTACTAATCCCAGTGCATGGCAATTAATTACAAATACTACTTCTGTGTTAGGGTTCTTCCCACAAATTGTCGATGACGGAATTGAAAATGTTAATACAGACGGATTTGATTCTAGTTACAAATTTCCTTCTCCATTAAGAGATGAAACTGTAGAGATGGTATTTGCTGGAGACGAGTTTGGATATGATGTAAAATTAAATGCGTTTGACGGAAATACGTTAATAATTTCTGCACCAAGTGCAGATGATAGTAATTATGGCAATTTTAAAGGAAGATTTAAAAAAACTATTATCTACTTTAAAGGGGACATTGTATTCCATCTCGGAGGATTTTGGAGATATTTAGGTATTGATACAGATACCGCAGAATCTTCATTTGTTGCTGCTGACTGGGAAATGTTAAACATTCCTAATTATAATTATAAAGGAGCATTTAACTCATCTGCTTCTTATCAGTCAGGCGATGTAGTTTATTATTCTGTATCAGGTAAAGCAACTTTATATCAAAATATAAGTCAATATCTTGGAGATGGCAGTTCAGGCACCGACATCAGCCAATCACACGAATGGATTAAATTATTTCCAAGAACACCTAATACTGGTAAAGTCTTTGTTTATAAATTTGATGGGGAAGGATATCAACTTGTACAAACACTAGGATATAGCGAAGAGCTTTTAGTTAATAAAGGTGAAAAATTTGGTGAATCTATAGCAATTACAGATGATGGAAAATATATTGCTGTAGGTAGTACTCTAACAGACAGAATTACTACTGACCAAGGTAAAGTGGTAGTGTTTAAAAAAGAAGGATCGTTATTCTATAAACAACAAGATCTCTACGGACAAGATCCAGAGCCAAGGCAGAAGTTTGGGCATTTTGTAGAGTTCATGAATAATGGACAAACTCTTGCAGTATTTTCTGCTAATGGTGATATTGAAAATCAAACTACCTTTGATAATACTAAAACTACGTTTGATGACGCTACTTGTAGAATTGTTGATGTACAATTAGATACTGGCCGTGTTGATATTTTTGACAAATATGATATAAATTATGTATTTGGTGAAAGTTTATCCACGCCATTCTTTGATGAAGATTCTACTAGAAATGATATTTCTGACAAATACGGATATAGCATAGCAGTTGCAAATAATAATATTTTAATTTCTGCTCCTTATGAGGATGGAGAAAAACAAAATGTTGGAAAAATATGGAGTTATGCTAAACCAGTAGGAACTTTTTCTTGGAACTTAATATATTCTGAGAAGCCAGCGCCCGATGCAAATAAAATTAAAAAAGCTTACTTATATAACAGAATAGATAATAAGCTATTAACCTACTTAGATGTTGTTGATCCTATTCAAGGAAAAATTCCTGGCATAGCTGATCAAGAAATTAAATTTAAAACTTACTTTGATCCAGCTATCTATACTGTAGGAACTGATTCTGTAAATGTAGATCAAGGACTTAATTGGACAGATAAGAATGTAGGAATACTATGGTGGGATCTCACAAGAGCTAAATTTCTTGAATTTAGTGTAGGTGAAATAGTTTATAGATCTTCAAACTGGAATAGACTTTATAAAACTGCTAGTATAGATGTTTACGAATGGGTCTCCACAAAGTATTTGCCTTCAGAATGGGATAGTTTGTCAGGCACAGAAGAAGGATTTTCTTTAGGAATTAGCGGTATTAGCAAGTACAGTGATTCTAATTATAGCGTGAAAAGAAAATACGATTCTGCTAGTCAAGCATTCGTTAATACATATTTTTATTGGGTGAAAAATCCATCGTTACTGCCTAACATAGAAGGAAGATTTCTCCCAGCATCGGACGTTGCTAATTTAATAACAGATCCGGTTGGATATGGATATCCTTGTATAGCATTAACTGGATCGAACTCTTTTAATCTAGCCAATGTTCAAAATCTATTAGAAGATGACAGAGTTGTAGTGAATGTGCAGTATTGGTTAATTGATAATTTAACACAAAATGTTCACAGCGAGTGGAAAATTATCAGCGAAGACGAAAGTACAGTTATACCTAGAGAAATTGAAATTAAGTGGTTAGATAGTTTATTAGGCAAAGATTATCAAAATAGAATCCTACCAGATAGGAAATTGCCATTCAAACTTCGTTATGGTATAGAATCTAGACCAAGACAAAGTATGTTTACGAATAGAGTAGAAGCATTGAAACAGTTTATCGAACGAACTAACAGTGTTCTTTCTAAACTATTAATAGTAGATGATGCTGACTTAACAGACTTGACACAAGCAGAACCTATACCTAATAAAATTTTAGGACAGTGGGATACTCAATTAGAAACAGAAGAAGAATTAAGATTTATAGGTACAATTAGTCTTCGTACTGCAAAGATTAATCCTATTATTGTCGATGGAAGAATTACTAATATCGAAATTACTGATCACGGGTTTGGTTATATAAATGCTCCAACACTGAAAATTGTTGGATCAGGTAAACACGCATTATTAAAGACTACGATTGATGTTTTTGGAAAAGTTATTTCTGTTGACATAGAAAATCCTGGATACGGCTACAATAATTCGACTTACATAGAAGTTCGTCCATATTCAGTCTTGATTAATAATGATAGCGATTCTTTAGAAAAATGGGCAATTTATCATTGGAACACTAAAAAGAATTTATGGGATAAAGTTAGAACACAATCTTTCGATGTTAATTTGTATTGGGATTATATTGATTGGTATACAGACGGTTATAATCAATTCACTGCTATTGATTACGTAGTTGATAATACGTATCAATTAGCTAAACTTGAATCTGATATTGGTTCGATTGTTAAAGTTAAAAATATAGGATCTGGTGGATGGGTATTATTAGAAAAATATAACAATAAAATTACAATCGATTATACTGAGAATTACAGAGTTGTGGCTAGAGAAAATGGCAGTATTAAATTTAATTCGTCGTTATATAATTTTAAAAATACAGTATTTGGTTATGACGGTGCTCTTTATGATTCAACTTTATATGACAATTTTGCAGAAAGAGAATTAAAGATTATCCTATATACTATAAGAGATAAAATCTTTGTCGAAGGTCTTAGAATCGAATATATTAGACTCTTTTTCTCCAGTTTAAGATACGTATTTACAGAACAGTATTTTGTTGATTGGGCAATCAAAACAAGTTTTGTTAATGCCACACATAATGCAGGTTCTTTAAAACAAAAAGTCACTTACAATAGTGACAATCTTCAAGATTTTGAAAAATATGTCAACGAAGTTAAACCCTATAGAACTAAAGTTAGAGAATATGTTAGTGCATACTCTACCTTAGATAGATCTCAAACTGCGGTAACAGATTTTGATTTACTTCCTGTTATCGGTGAATCGTATAATATTATACCTATAAGAACTAAGATTAATGATGAAACAGGAGAAATTAATTATACAGATCCTACAATTTTAAATTATCCATGGAAGTTTTGGTATGATAATGTGGGATTTTCTATTGAATCAATTATTATTGCTGATTCAGGATCTGGATATATTTCTAGACCTCAAGTAAGAATCAACGGAGGATTTGGAACAGGCGCAGTAGCAAAAGCTTATATTGCGAACGGAAAATTAAGTAGAATCGATTTAGTGTCTAGGGGATCAGGATTTTTAAAAGCTCCTGAGATTGTAATCGATGGAGGATTAGCAGAAGGCGGAACGCAAGCTCGAGCAAGTGCAATCATAGGAAATAGTGTCGTTAGGTCTAACAAAATTAGTATTAAGTTTGATAGAATTACAAGAACTTATTATGTAACCGAGTTAACTGAAACTGAAACGTTTGTTGGAACAGGAAGTAGAAAACAATTCCCGTTAAAATTTAGTCCAGATACAAATTTTGGAAAATCTACAGTTAGTATTAACGGTGTTGATGCACTGAAAAATGATTATGAATTGTCTAGTAGAAAATCTGTTTCTAGAGGATATACTAGTTATTCAGGTGCTTTAACATTTGTAGATGCTCCAATAACAAGTGATCGGATTGAAATCACATATACTAAAGATTTCAATCATCTGTCTGCTGCGGATAGAATTAATTTCTATTATAATCCTCAAACAGGGCAGTTAGGTAAAGATCTTTCTCAGTTAATGCAAGGAATAGACTTTGGAGGAGTGAACATCACCGGATTAGGATTTACAGTAGGCGGTGGGTGGGATAGTCTACCTTGGTTTACAGATGGATGGGATGGATTTGATGCCGAGTTTGATGATTATGTTATCACTGTAAATGATAGTTCTTTTACATATCAGTTACCTTATATCCCTGCTAATGGACAGCAAATTAATATCTATCATAACGGAAAACGTATAGACGACTTATATTTTAGTCAATACGATGGAGTGACTATTCAACCAAATGGAAAGAAAGTACCTCCTGCAGGTACCATAATGGATACTTGGGTGGGTGACGGCGTAAGCGATGTTATTCAAATTCCAGACGGTGGTACATTTGACATTGATATTAAGACAGGCGACAAAATAGTTTTTAGAAAAAATACTAGTGACGGTAGCAGACCAATTGATCCAAACGAGTATGATACACAGTTATCTGGAGGAAATTTAGCTTACACTACTGCTACAGGGTTTGCACCAGACGATGTTATCTTAGATGGCGAAGGGTTTATTACCCCAGCTCATAGTCATGCTCCAGAAGAAATAGTTCCAGGCCACATCTCTGACGCTGTTGCAATCAAGGTATTCAGGTTACCGAGATCGGGTGGTAGTACAATATTCTTTAGAAATTATATTTGCGATGGAGTACAAAACGAATTTAGTTTTGAACAGTTTCCTAATTCTGCTTCTTCAGTGTTTGTCAAAGTAGGAAATTTAGTGTTAACTGAGTGGGTGGATTATTATATAGATCATAGTAGTAGATCTATAAAAATGTTAATTCCGCCTGCTATCGATATTGCATTAACTGTAATAAGTTTTGGGTTTGCATCTGAAAGCGTGTTAGATTTAGGTGTAGTTGTTTCAGACGGAAGCACTATAGAATTTATTACCAACGCTCCGTGGCCTTCCTTAGTTACAGATGACACTGAGTTACAAGCTAATGAAAGACTAAACGGTGTTGTATTATTGAATGGAGAAAGTGTTGATTTTGAATTGTTTAAAACTGGAGACAATTCTAGTACCCCTAACAGAGTATCCTTACGTTTAGCACAATCACCAGCCCCAAATCAAAGCATTAGCTATATAATAACTGCTGATAACAATTACAGTTTAAGTACAGTATATGATTATCAAGTTCCAGTTGACGGATTTGCTACCTCGTTCCAGTTACCAGAAAATACAGTAGGATTATCTCAGCCTTTCGAAAATAATGTTATTGCCTTAAGAAATGGAAAAGTGTTAACTCCAGCGATTACTACTAATTTTACAATGATAGACAACCGGCTAGTTTATAACATTCCTCCTACTAAATCGGAAGCGTTCGTTATTAATCCTTCGCAATTTTTTGTTTATAGAGATGGCGAGCAATTACTCGGAGGAGTTGATTATATTTTCTCCAGCGGCTTCTTAACTATTACTGTTACCAAAGAAAAATATAAGGAAGGAGCACTGTTAACATTAGTAGACTACCAACAATCAGAATATTTCTTTATAGGTACAGAGATAGGCTTTACCTTCCAACCATTAGTTAATGATAACATAAGAGTAATAAGTTTTTATAATCATAATGTAGAAAAGATTATTAGATCTGTTGAAAGATTTGATTTGTCATCTACTATTGTACCAGGAAGTCCAACTTATTATGCATATCAAAGTCTACGAGGCGGAGAAATAAGATTATTTAGAACAGTAAGTAGAGACGATTATGTTTGGGTAATTAAAAATCAAAGATTGTTATCTCATAGCATCGACTATTATCTCGATGACGATTTCAGAACTGTTAGATTATCTGATCCTATACAAGATTATACTATTCAAGCTCAAACAGTTTCTTCTGTAATTAGTGCAGGAGTGTTTACAATTACTATCGATGATCCGTCGTTGATTACAGATTTAATAGTTGGAGCTAGAGTAACTACAGAGATTTCAGAACAGTATTTTTCAGCAGGCACGTTTGTAACTGCAATATCTGGCTCGAATGTAACTGTAAGTATTCCGATTTCGAATGCAATTCCGGGTAATACTAATATTATATTCACAGGTGTAGATAAACTTGAAATTATTATTTTTAATGATAAAACTGTTAACCTAGGATATGGTTACATGCAGTTTAAAGATATGCTAAATCGTGTTCATTATAAACGAATAAGAAAATCAAAATCAACTAAACTCTCTGTTAACCTAAGACAAAAAGATACAGAAATTTATGTAGAAGATGGGTCAGTACTATCATTACCTAATCCTTCAAGAAACTTACCTGGAATTATAGAAATAAACGGAGAACGTATCGAATATTTCTCACTAAATGATAACGTGTTAAGTCAACTAAGACGAGGTACTTTAGGAACTGGAAGTCCAACTATACATAGAACTGGTTCATATATAATAGATATTGGTCCGTCGGAGACTATTCCTTATAATGATCAACACATAGTTGAAACTTTTGTAGGCGACGGCAGTTCAAGAGAATTTGATTTAAACTATACTCCGGCAAAAAGTGATATAGATCAATGGTTCACAGAGTTTGGATATAGATTAAAAGGTGAGTTCAATAGTCTTGAGTCTTATATTCCTAAAGATGTTGTAATTTACAATTATACATATTATAAGAATATCAGTGCTTGTAAGGGAATTCTTCCTACTAATAGTTCTTATTGGGAATTACATATTAGTATTCCTTCGACTTATAGACAATCTAACGAACTTGATGTATTTGTCGGTGGATACAGGTTGAAAAAAGTTCCTTATAATTTGTTCGAAGAATCGAATAACTATCCTTATAGTCCAGAAGGCAATACACAAAAAGAAGCTGAATTTAGTGTAAACGGAGAAAACAGAGTTAGATTAACATCCGGCGCACCAGAAAATTCTAAAGTTGTAGTTATTAAGAAGATTGGAAGAGTCTGGGAAGATGCAGATATTCCTGAAAAAATATTTAGAAACGTCAGAGCAAATATTGGTGATGCCACTTTTGATGTAACCAAAGTTAATACTCAATACAGTGTGAGCATGATTAATGCTGGAACAGTTTATAATAAAGGGGATATTATCACTATTTCTGGTGCTACTGTTGGCGGAGTTAGTCCGGATAATGATATTCAAATCACAGTTACAAATAATCTTATAACCAGGGGAACTAACTTAGCTCCGAGGATTAGAATATATCCTGGAGAAGGAATTAGTAGTGCAGGATTCTTTACGATTGGTGAATCGTACGTAATTGAATTTGTTGGAGCCACAGATTTTACTCTAATTGGCGCTACATCAAACACTATAGGAACGACATTTATTGCTACCGGTTTAGGAACAGGAAATGGTACAGCATTCAGGCTGATAGGTAGTGCTAATCCAAATGAGCAAGTCTTTACTATGGCCTCTGGATTCCCAAGTATACTTTGGTATAACGCATGGTTTATAGGTAACGGAGGATCTGGATATGTAACTGCTCTTGATTCAGGATTGGGGCAGACGTTTACAGTAACTTTTGAAACTTCAATGGATAGCTTACAATCTATAGCAGGAGGAGATTGGTTTATAAGACGTAATAAAGATCCAATACAGTCAATTGTAGAATATTCTTTTGTGGGCGTTGGCCAAACTGATGGATTTATTGCTAAGAGTTTAGTAGATTCGAATAATCCAATAGCAGACTTTTTAAAGAATACTGAAACAGTATTTCCGACTTATGTTTCTACAGAAGAGGAACCTGCTGCTGTAAGTTTTGACAATTCGCAATTTACAATGGATGACCCAACAGATACTTTCGATCAAGGATAAAAAAATGAAAGAGACAATTAATTTAGGAGTAACACCTGGAGACGGAACTGGAGATTCTCTTAGAACCGCCGGCGAAAAAATCAATAGAAATTTCGATGAAGTTTATGGTTTTATAGCAGAAGTTGACTTGTCAAGAGGCAGAACTGGAGCGCAAGGGCCCGAAGGACCACAAGGATCACAAGGACCTGCAGGTCCTGCAGGTCCAACAGGCGCTACTGGAACTGCCGGGCCACAAGGACTGCAAGGATTACTCGGACCACAAGGCCCGATAGGCCCTGCTGGAGCTGCCGGAGCTACTGGCCCAGGTATTGTAGATGTAATCGATTTGCAAGATGGAACGCTAATGATCGAGTATGGTGATGGGCAAACCTTAATTACTGAAAGTTTAATAGGTTCCCAAGGTCCCCAAGGTCCTCAAGGCGACCCTGGCCCGCAAGGTGCAGATGGTTTCTCCCCAACTAATAGTGCATACACTACTGCATCGGAGTCTGGAGAAATTGTTTTAGATTTTGATTACGGGTATGCTACAGTAATTTTAGATCAAAATGTTTCTAATGTTTCATTTATAAACACTCCTCTGCCAAGTAATTTGGCTAAAATTTTAGTAGCTATAGTTCAAGATAGTACTGGAGGATATAATATTACCGGATCAACTTATCTAACACCTGGAGGAGCAGGACTACAACTATCCTACGCTGCGGATTCAATATCAATGATTGAATTTACAACTGCGGACGGCGGCAACACAGTGTTTGCGTTTAATAAAGGGTTGAACTTTTTATAAAACTAGCACATATTAAATTAAGATAAATAACACATTAGCGAGATAACTATGCAAGGTAAAGACTTATCAGGAATTCACGTAGAAGGCCACATAAAAATCTGGAATCCAGAAACTGGGCAAATAATCGTAAACAAGCGTAATGCTATTCATTATGAAAATATTAGTATTGCGCTTGCAGAAACTATAGCCAACTCTGGACAAGGTTTTATATACGAAATGGCTTTTGGGAACGGTGCCACTACTGTAGATCCTACCGGAATTATCACATACCTTACACCTAATAGTACTGGGATTAATGCTAGTTTATATAATCAAACTTATAGTAAGGTAGTAGACGACAGATCAGTGACTAATTTAGATCCTGTTAGAAATAAAATTGAGACAAGACATGTAACAGGAACAAATTATACAGATGTATTTGTTACATGTTTATTAGATTATGGAGAGCCTTCTGGACAAGAAGCATTTGACAATATAACAAATAACGAGAGTGATTTCGTATTTGACGAGTTAGGTCTTAGATCGTATAGCACAACTGGTCAAAGTAGATTGTTAACTCATGTTATATTCCATCCTGTGCAAAAAAGTCTTAATAGATTAATTCAAGTTGACTATACTGTACGTATTCAGAGTCTAACTGGTTTAAGTGAGGTTATCTAATGAGTTATAAAATAGATTTTACAGACATACCCAATAATCCAACAGGTATTACAGTTGAAGATCAGTCACTTAATGCAGAAAAAAGTATTGATTTTGTAGGAAAAAATTATACAGGTTATGCTAAAGTCATAGCTGAAAGTTTTTTACATCTTTTAGAAAATTTTGCACGTTCTAGTTCCCCAGGAACACAACCAAATGAAGGACAACCAGTAAAAGGCCAACTATGGTACGACACTACTGCATCGCAACCTCAACTAAAAGTTTATGATGGTATTACTTGGCAACCTGCAGGCAATGTTAAAAGACGTTCTAGTCAGCCTCAGCAGTCAGAAAGTGTAG